TAGATTTTGTAAGATGTACATTTGTATGTATGGGTTTGTTAGGTTCTTACATTATTCAAAAATTCTTTAGTCGAGGTAAATCGTATATTAGCGACATTATTGATAAAAAAACCAATATTGCAGATAACATACAAATGTTAGTTACCGATCCACCCCCTCCGGAAGATGGTCTAGGAGGGTCTAATCCACCACCAGATCCAAAAGATAAATAATGAGATTAAAACATTTAATACTAATATTATTAATTCCATTTTCGGAAATTAAGGCAATTTTCTACAATGTAGATAAAGTTGTATCTTGGTATTTATTTTCTGATCATCAGAGACAGTTATGTATGGTTTTAGAAGACTACTCTAATATTATTATATTTGGGGTAGTTTTTTGGTTTGTTTCGGAAGAAAAAAGAGATATTCATACAATTGCATTAGGAAGATATTTATTTTGCTTAAACGCTTTAGATTTGATTCATTTGGGATTGTATGACATGCAGGGATTTATAATAGCTAAATTAGTTTTAGCGTATGGAATTTATTACACATGGTCAAAATTAAAGCCTTCTTATTAGGATTAGATTGGGTTTTTCTAAGTATAAGCGGATATTCTTTTATAGATATAGCCGGAACATTAGTTTCTGGTAATTTGGCTATGTCGAGTATAGATAATTTTGTAAAACTGCTTTTATCAATGGCGGGATTTATTTATTTGTGCGCTAGAACATATCATTTCATTATGAAATCTTCACTAGAAAGAGATTTGTTAAAAGAGGATATTATCGCAAAGCAAAATGAAAATCATAAAAATAATACATACGAACACTTTAAAAGCAAGTTAAAAGAAGATAAACACGAAAATTTAAAAAAATGATTACTACAGCACAAGCAATTAAAAAATACGGAAAGCCAACGGATAAAGGAGAATATTTAGTATCAATTAAATTACCTTATCCAATGCGGTTGGCTTGGGATAAAAAAACCAAAGTAAAAACAATGCGTTGTCATAAATTGGTAGCTGATAAATTTACAAATGTATTTACTGAATTATTGGTTGTTTATGGATATGAAAAAATAGTTGAATTAGAAATTGATTTATTTGGCGGATGTTTTAATTTTCGTGCCATGCGTGGAGGTTCTGATTATAGCCGTCATAGTTGGGGAATAGCAATTGATTTAGATCCTGAGCGTAATTTGTTAAAGGAAACATCTAAAACTGCTAGATTCGCAAGACCAGAATATAAACCAATGATTGATATATTTTATAAACACGGATTCGTTTCTTTGGGACGTGAAAAAAATTATGACTGGATGCACTTTGAAATTGAAGAATAATCCAACTTGTAAGGATTACTTGCAAGTTCAAATATAAACCACGAGATTATCGTAATATCTCGCAAAATTTACTAATATGAAAACAATTATAGCTGTTACTTATTTTAATATAGGGGTTGATGTTTTGGGTTTTATAAAACATTGGGTTCATGAACACTCCGTATCTGTAAATGATAAAAGAAAAACAATAGGAAATTCTTATAAGCCTAAAAACAAAATCGATTATACTTTTAACGTAAATCAATTTCAGGTATGAAAACAATCCTACGAATCCTATTAATTGCCTTATTCCTTGCCTTATTTGCAATGGGGTTCATTTCGTGCGACGTTTATAAAAAATCGGATAAACAGAAAAGTGATGTTGATTTTACCGAACAAATCACAACATCGACTAAAAGAATAGGTGACACCGTGCGTTACGAGGTGCCAGTTGTACGAATGCGAGACACAACTATTTACACCTACAACAAACAAGGAACGACGCTTAAAACGGTTTATTTGAATGGGAGTGTGAAGCAAGTGGAATGTCAAACATCGGCAATTGAATTATTAATCAATGAGAATCGTAGGCTATCGGATCAATCGAAAGAAAAACATTCCGAAAAGAAAGAAGAAACCAACACAACGTTTTTTCTGTACTTGTTTGGTGCGTTTATGATAATTGTGTGTTTTACTTTGTTGTTAGTATTTTGGTACATAAAATCACAAACAGCATCGATTACAAGCGTTTTGGAAAAGTTATCGAAATAATTTGTATATTTGTTACTCCGGTTGTGGAGATTCGGAAATTCATAATATTTTTTTTTAATTCATCAGGGGTGGTTTCCTGTATTTTAGTTTTTTTAGGAGTTAGATAAGGAATCCCGTTTATTAATTTAGACGGGATTTTTTTATGCGATGATGTCAGTAAAATAAGGGAATGTAAAAATAAATTGAAAATAATTACATTTATATTTGGTACTAACAAAATAAAAGTATTATATTTGTAATCGATATATGATTCTGTATTGAATTATAACTAATACTTTTTAATCATGAAATAGTTTAAAAACAAAATAGGGTTGCGAATAATAGTAACAACCCTATATTTAAACTTTTAAAAACAAGCCAATGGGAAGAAAACAATTAAATCACGTTCAGTACAAAAGAAATATTCATCCTGATTTTGTTGATAAGATGGATAAACGTCTGAACGAATTAAGAAAATCAGAATCAGAAAAAATTATTAATTCTAAAAACCAAACACAATGCAAAGAATAGAAAACATTTACCCAGTAGCGAAAAGATTATGCGGAATGATTGAACCGCAAGGAGAATCTAATATTGATTCGGTTCGTTACGAAAATCTTGAACAGACGATTGATTTAGCCGAAAGACTGATTAATGATATTGTTGGAGTAGCAGAAAACAGAACAAGTTTTGAAGCTTCAATGAAAAAGGCAGGGCTAAGAGCTGATGAATTTATTCAGCAATTAAAAGAACAATTATCTTATTACTAACCCAATGCCCGAAAACCTACTAATAATTATTAACTAAAAAACAAAAAATCATGTTAACACTATCAAATAAAAAAGTAAAAAGAGAAAGCAATTTAAAATCTGCTTTGATTATCATTGCATTATTAGCGTCGTTATTAATTCCAGTGTTAATCTGGGGAGATATGTCTTAAGGGTATGACGCCTCCAGAACCATGTAAAAAACCGTTTTCGCCTTGTTGGTGTGAAACGCGTCCAAACAATCCGCATTGCGATGTCGCAAGCGTGCCGATTGATTCCGCACTATTCGCAATCATAGCAACAGCAGGAATACTAATGTATTTATTAAAAACTAAAAAATTAATATTATGGAATTTAAAGGAACGAAATCAATTTTAACAATGCCGTGTGGTGCAACATCATGAACGACCACGAAAAACAAATAGCAAACTACACGTTACGCTTCTGCGTAGTAGTAGCCGTAACAGCAACAATAAGTTTAATTTTAAATTTTTGGGTATGAAAATAGAGTTAAAACACATTACAGGTTATTTACCTTACAAACTTTTATGTAAAGCGCAAGGGGAAGGAGAAAAGATTTTTAACATGCAAGGATTTACGAATTTATCATATGTAGATTTGCACGAAACAGGCAGAACTGTATGTGAGCAGTTCGATATAGAAGATGTATTTCCAATATTAAGTCATTTATCTGATTTAAAAAAAGACGAGCATTTTGATTTGTACATGGAACTGTGCGAAGAAATGGAATCGTTATCTTGTGAATACTTATTAGAGGCTCTAATCAATAAAACAGCTTATAGTATTGGACTACACAGAATGGAAATACTAGAAAATTGGATGCATAAAAATCATTTTGATTGGAGGTACGATTTAATAAAAAACGGTTTAGCAATAGATAAAAACACTACATTATGACAGCCAACACCCTGTTCCAAAAAACAGCACCGAGCAAAGAAATGCCTGGCGAGGTGTTTGAAAAGTTAATGGAAAACGCAATTTTAGAACACGGATCAGATACCGATTATTATTTTAAATCGAAACACTGTAATTATGAAGTGCTTTTCGGTACCGATGGAGAAACAATAAGTATTGATACGTTTGGATTTAAACACAATTCAGGATGGGTAGAATACGAGTACACCGATGCGCAGTTTTCAGAAATGAAGCGTAAGATTGATGAAGTACAACCGTTTCAATATGAGTACAGAAAAGAGTACCAAAAGGATATAATGTGGCAAAACGGACATAAACCCGAAGATTTTTATTAATCTAAAAAAAATAGTATTATGAAAATACTTATACCAATTGATCAAATAGAAGAAATAGCAAATAAAAACGATTTCAATAGAATAGATTATCAGGAAAATATAGGATTGATTTCTTATTCAGATGGAAATACCAGAATAAATATTTATTTATCTAAAATGACAGTTTCTACTTGCTTAAACCATCCTAAAAAAGGTAAAACACAATTATTTAGAAAAAACGTAACTAAACAAATGTTATCTGAAATATTCGAATATCCGCGTAAACATACAGGCAAAGGATATTACACTAAAAAAATTTAACACTTTTTATTTTAGTATTAGTGTTGTGTATGTGAATTAATGTTGTATATTTGTCACAACAAAACAAACGAATAGAAATTATGTTAGACAAAAGATTTGAAATTTACGACCAAAACAAAAACCTTATTGGTGTAGACTATACTTTAGAAAATGGCTATTGGATGCACAAATGGTTTATTAAAGGTAAATACGAAAGGGGGTCATGGAGAGGTAGAGCTAAAGGCGAAAACATGGATAAGTGGACGTACAAAGAAATTGAATCATTAAATTAATTATATGGAAGAAAAATTTAAGTTAATAGAAAGTAAAAAAGAATTATTTGCCGAGATTTCAGTAGCTACAAAGCGAACATTCGGAACTATTAAAAATCATTGGTTCAATCCTGTTAATGTTCCAGAAGAACACCAAGAAATAGTAAACGACATATTAGACCGTCGCCTAGAGTACCAAAAAGCAGTATCAACATTACACGAAAAGTATTTCGGGAAGTAAAAAATTAAATTCGGACTGTAATTAAAAAAACTACTAAAAATAATAAAGTAAGAAACCATGAGCAAAGAAGTAATAGAATTCCAAATGCAACGCATTGAAGCGTTAGAAAAGTTGAACCAATACCAACAGGACTTAATAGACGAACAAGCAAAAATAATCGATGAAATGAGTTTTAAATACGCTGATTCAAAAGCACGTTATAATATGCTTGTCAAAAACATCGATGTAAAAAATGTGATATTCGAAAATCCTATTCCGGGAAAAAATTAAAAACTAAACAAATGGATTTATCAAAAACAATAATACCAAAATCGGATCAGTTAAACGCTGATGATTTAATATCAGGTTCAAAAACAATTAAGATCCGTGATATTAAAGGCGGTGCAGATGAAGCGCAACCAGTATCAATTTATTTTTACGGAGACAATAATAAGCCTTTTAAACCATGCAAATCTATGCGACGTGTTTTGGTACAGTTATGGGGCGCAGATAGTTTAGCGTTTCACGGAAGAAGATTAACTATTTACCGAGATGATACTGTAAAATGGGCAGGCGTTGAAATAGGAGGTATCAGAATTAGCCACGCTTCACACATTCCAGCAGATACACGTGTTTTGGTTACGACCGCAAAAAACAATCGTAAACCAATGGTGATTGAAGTTTTGCCGGCTGTAGAATTGAAAGATTTAGCAGGAGCAAAAAAAGCGTTAAAGGATGGAAAAGCAACGCTAGAAGCTATTTTAGAAAAATATGATTTGACCGACGAACAACTTAAAACTTTACAGGATGGAAATTAAGAAATTCAAATGCCGAGCTTCAAAGATTGGAATATTATTGACTAATCACGCGGGAAAATCATATCAGGAGCAATACGATGATGCTTTATTGAAAAAGGAGTCTTTGAGTACACGTCTATCAGAGTTCAAAAACAAAGAATGTAAATCGGCATTAGAAATCGTCAACAACAAGCTTCCAGAAACAGAAAAAGAAATTATCCGATTACAACCATTAGTAAACGAAATAATTTTAAGCGAATCGGCTAAATCATATTGCAAAGAATGGCTTATTTCTGAGATTACAGGCAAGAAAAAAGATATTAGATCTAAATACTTGTCTCGTGGCAAAGCGATGGAAAATGAAGCGGTAAAACGCATTTCTAAGCATTATGGCGTTGAGTTGGTAAAAAACGTAGAACCGTTAGAAAACGAATATTTTACTGGAGAGTTCGATACAAAATCAACTGAAATTGTAATTGATGCCAAAGTGCCTTTTGATTGCTTTACGTTCCCATTTTTTGAAACTAAAGTTGATCCTACTTATTACGGTCAATTGCAGATTTACCAGGAATTGACAGCTTTAAGAAAAGGCTCATTATGTTATTGCCTTGAAAACGGAAGCGACGAACAGATTGAAAAATTATCGTGGCAGATCGCAAAAGATTTAGGCAAAGACGAACCAGATATTGAAGATTGGGATTTAGCTGAAGCTGAATTAAGCTACGATCATTTGCCGGATTCATTAAGAAAAAAGATTTTCGAGTTTGACTATAACAAAGCTTACATAAAAAAAGCAGAAAAGTACGTTTTAGCTTCTCGAAAATACATTGAAACTGAATTAATACCGATGTTATGTCTCCCTTAAAAATAAGAGAGGCTATGAAAAAAAATCCACATCATCGCCTTTGGGATAAGCCACTACATAAGTGGACTGAACAGGAAAAACAGGAGTTTGAAAATTTAGAAGAAAAGCCTAAACCTAAATGGAAAGCAGTTAATTCTAAAAAAGTAATTCGCGTTTCAGATGGTTTTGAATATCCTTCAATATCTGAGTGCAAAAGGCAAAACGGATTTTGCAAAGTTATAATGTACCGAAAATTAGCGTTGGGCATTGAATTCAAAGTAAAAAATTAATTTAAATAAAAAGTTATGAAAAAATACTATATCAGAAATGATGGTTATTTAGGAAACGCATTAATTTGGTGGCAGATTGGTGGCGGTTATACTCCAGTATGTAAACGAAGATAATCGTTTGTTTAACCAAATAAAGCACGACATGTAAAACCCCAACACCTCTTGTTAATTTAGGAGGTGTTTAAAAATTGGATTATGAAAGAAAAAGACTTAATGGATTTACTGGATATCGTTTTACTGATTCAAATGCTTGTAGAAAAGATTGAAAATTTCCAGATAAAAAATCATTACAACAGGCAGCAAATAAAACAGGATTTAACCCGAGCATTAAGAACAATTACGCCAATTGCCGAAAGAGATTATAATATTGTTTTTGCAAATGGAGAAACTGAAACACAGCAAATAATTTCGGAATACGAAAGTTTTATATCTCAAATAAGAGATTTTAACGTACCTCAGAAAGTAATTTTAACCCAAATGATAACGGCTTTTAATATTGATAAAGACACGATTGAGGGAACTGTTCACAGGGTTTTGAAGAAATATAGTAAGACTTAAAAAATAAAAATTATGAAAACAGCTATGGAACAACTAATAGACTTCTTAGAACCTGAATTAAAGATGCACGATTTTTTACAATTTCCAGCATACGAAAAAGCCAAGGAATTATTAGAAACCGAAAAACAGCAAATTATTGATGCTTATAAATTCGCAGAACACACAGGAGGGTATGATGCCGAAGATTACTACACCTCAACCTTCGAAACAAACAAAGAAACTTTAAAATAAATTGGGATGAAATATACATACGAAGAAAGAGATAGATTAGTTACTGATTATGCCAATAGAAACGGAATCACAAAAGATAAAACTTCAGAGCTATTTACATACGGTAAACTAATTGAAAAATACGGATCAGGTCAAGAATCATATTTAGTTGAAAATCCTGACTGCATTAACGAAAACGGTAAATTAGTTAAAACCCGAAGAAGGAACACGCATTTAACGCCAAAGAAAAAGAAACGAAAGTAAAACCCACTAACGCCAATAGGCATAAAATTTAGGATTATGAACCAAGTAAAAGACTTTTTAGAATACATATTTAATGCCGTTAAAGTATGGATTATTGTACAGCCATGGCAAACAGGAATAAGAGTAAGGAACGGTAAACGCATTAAAAAACTAAATGGAGGAATTTATTTTAGATTGCCTTATTTGGATAGTATTTTTATACAGGAAAATCGTTTAAGAGTTGCTTCAATTCCAATTCAAACACTAACAAGCAAGGATATTAAGACGATTACTATTAGTGGTGCTGTTGGTTATTCAATAATTGATATTGAGAAACTTTACAAAACTCTTTATCATCCTGAAACAACAATTTCAAATATTGCAATGAGCGAAGTAGCTGATTTTATATTTAAAAATAATTTAGATTCTATCAATCCAAATACAATTGAAAAAGCAGTTATAGAAAAACTTAACAAAGATGATTTTGGATTAAGGTTTGAATATTTTAGAATTACTAATTTTGCAGTTGTAAGAACATTTAGATTGATTCAGGATCAAAGTTGGGTGTCTGAAGGATTAATTATGAACGATAAAAAATAATTTACAAAACCCAACAAAGCCTCCTATCTTTACAAATAATTAAGGCTAGTGAAAATTAGGCTAATTAAATAAAAAGAAGTATATTTGCTTATAAATAAATATCAAAAAGCCTGTTCTAAAGAATGGGCTTTTATTAGAACTAAAAATTAACATATCGTAAAGTATGCAACCATTAAAAATAGACAGAACAAAATTAAAGACAGTAGAGAATTATGCAAAGACTTATAATTTGTCAAAACCTACTGTTTATAAAAGAATTGGAGACGGATTATTAACAAAAGTCATTATAGACGGAGTTACTTTTGTATTAGTACAGTAATTTTTTTTTCTCTAAAATTTAACAATTAGTAAATATTATTATGGCTAGACCTGAACGAAATAACGTTGATTATTTTCCTTTTTATTGTGAAGAGGGAAACAAGATGTTTTACATTGAAGAAACGTACGGTAACGATGGATTTGCAACCTTTATTAAATTACTTAGAGAATTAGCGAAAACAAATTATCATTACTTAGATCTATCTAAACCGACTACAGTAATGTTTCTTAGTGCAAAATGCAAAGTAAGCAAAGAAATTCTTTTGTCAATTGTTAATGATCTTGTAGATATTGGGAAGTTCGATTCTGTTCTTTGGAAGGAAAATAAAATAATTTGGTGCCAGTCATTTATTGAAAGTATTAGTGACGCATATTTTAAGAGAAAAAATACATGTATAACTTATGAGGGTTTATTACTCCTTTTAATTAGTTTAGGGGTACGTAAACCCAGTAAAAGTAAACTTACAGTATCCGATAACACACAAAGTATAGTAAAGTATACTATAGAAAATAAAAGTAAAGCAAATAATATTCCTGAGTATGAAGATTTCATTTTATATGCTAAAGAACAAAAGCCTTTTATAGATGAGTATTCGGTAAAAGCAAAATACGATTCTTGGGTAGAAAATGAATGGAAGGACGGACACGGTAAAGAAATTAAGAATTGGAAAACAAAACTTAAAAACACTTTGCCTTACTTAAAAGAAAATATGAATAAAAACATAAAAACAGATGAATCAATTACAGACATTGCCAGACTCGCAAGGCTCGGACTTCTTAATCAATAATATAAAAATAGCTATAACAGTTGTTTATGATCGTTTAGAATCAGAAATATCAATTGATAAGCTAAACAAAATAACTGCTGATATTTATTCAGAGTTCAAAACATTAGATTCAGATTTAATAATTACAGCTCTTAGAAATGGTTCTTTAGGTAAATACGGAAAAACATATAAATTAAACGTTCAGGAAATTTGTATTTGGATTAGAGAGCATTTAAAATCAGATGAAGTTTATTCGAAATTAACACCAAGTCAAAAGAAACAATTCCCTAAACCAAAAATTAAAGAAGATAGATTATGACACCAAAAGAAAAAGCAATTGAACTGTATAATAAATTCAGAAATGAATCTCCTGTTTTAGAAGCTAACTACAAAAGTAAAAGAAGAGCGTTGATGTGTGTTGATGAAGTGATTAATTCGATTAAAGAATTAGGCGAGGAGCTTTTTGATAAACAGGGCACAGATTCTTATACTGCAAGATGTTTAAATTACAACAAAAAAGCATTTTACAAAGAAGTGAAATCAGAAATGCAAAAGCTATGAGTTGGAAATCTGATAAATCAATAGAGCGAGTAGTTAAACTATATAAGCGTGTTCCGAAGCAAGTTTTTCCTGAGGACATCGAAGCGATTAAAAATATAAACGAAACTATTTTAGAAAGCGAAAAAGTTCTAGTTAACGATCATATTCTTTTTGCAAAATTAGTGTGTTACGTTTTAAATTTAAATCTGCATCATTCAGGAAGTATGAAAGGAGCAATTGCGAGTTTAAATACAGAATTAGAAAGACCATTAGACCATCATTTAACTTTTCTAACATCGAACCTAAACCAACAGGAATTAAATAATTATTTGAAAGATTTAGGATTTAATTTTGAATCATTGGAAAGCGAACCAGAAAAAATAAAAGCTAACGAAAAAGGAATGATTGAAAAAATAAAAGGTAATTGGACAAAAGAAAAAGTTACTAAATCATTTTGCAATACGGTAAACGAATTTATAAAAAACATTAATAATTATATTTAACCTAAAAACTAAAATCATGAGAATTAAAAAAACAAAAACACAAAGAAGATTTCCGCTAATTCAGTTTACAGATAGATATGATGTAAAATGTTCTATTCAAAAATCAAGCTTAGCGACTGAAGATGCTATTTGGTTTGGTGTTGATGATGCAGACCCTAAAATATTAATACCAGGTTCCGGATGGCAACATTTCGAAATTCCTGAAGAAGTATTATTAATTACTAAAATGCATTTGACTCAAAAGCAAGTAAAAAAATTATTGCCTATTTTAACAATGTTTGCGGAAACAGGAGATATTTTATAGCTATGGCAGATTTATCAGGATTAGACGATTTAATTATTATTCCAGAGGCGAAAATAGATTTTTCACAGATAGCAAAAGATTCTTATATTGATCCTGCTGAAGAAATAAAACCACAGCCAGTTGCAATAAGCGTTGGAACATCGTTATACAAAGGAACATCGTTTGCTATTCCGTTTGGTTCTTATGGAGATTTTTCCTGTATCGTTGGCGCTTCTAAAAGTAGAAAGACATTTTTTAAGTCTATGATTGTTGCAGGATATATTGGAGGGCAATCAAATATTTTAAATCCTTCAATTAAAGGGCATCAAACGAACGAAAAATTTGTTATTGAATTTGATACCGAACAATCAAAATTTCACACTCAGCGAGTAGTTAGACGTGTTTGTGATATGGTTGGCGGTAATTACGATCTTTACAAAACATTTTCGCTTAGGCAATATTCGCCAAAAGAACGTTTTGAGTTTATTGACTGGATTATTTATGAAAGCGAATACAAGGCTCAAATTGGATTAATTTCTATCGATGGATATGTAGACCTTGTAACTGATTTTAATAGCTTAGAGCAAGCGACAGGACTTACTGAGAAGCTTTTGGAATGGACTTCAAAAGAACAGATGCATATTACAGGAATTTTGCATAAGAATTTCGGGACATCTAAACCAGTTGGACACGTTGGAAGCTCCGTTTTAAAGAAAGCTGAAACTGTCGCTTTTATTGACAACGATAAAGAAACAGGATTTACAAACGTAACGTGCGAATATAGTCGTAACATTCCGTTTGAAGATTTATTATTCGGTGTTAATGATGATTGGTTGCCTTATGAGGTTCAAGAAAATGAAATAGATAATTTGCCTAAAAATAAATCATCGCCTGATTTTTAGAATTGAAATCGAATACGAAAAAATAAAAAAGTTATTTACTGTGAATCTAAATTAGAAATTATGAAGTTAATAGGAATAAGAGAAGAAGCAAATATTCATTTAGTTGTAGAAGATTTATGGTATCTCGAGGCTCATATAGGTTTTGGTGTTAAAAAATGTAATAATGATTCATTTTACAAAATTGAAGATTACGAATACCATAAAGATTTTTTAATAGTTCAAGAAGAATATAACGATTCTTTAGAAAATATAATGCCAACTATAAAAGACAAAAGCGTAAATTTAATTATACCTGATTTCCCTTATGGGACTACAAAATGTAAATGGGATATTTTAGTTGATTTAGAAAAATTTTGGAAAGAAGCAGATAGAATTTTAGTAGATAACGGTTGTGTTGTTTGCACTGCTCAGTTTCCCTTTACAGCAATATTAGCAATGAGTAATTTAAAAAATTTACGTTATGAGTGGATATGGCAAAAAACAAATCCTACAGGACATTTAAATTCAAAAAAGATGCCAATGAAAGCACACGAAAATGTTTTAGTATTCTATAAAAAATTGCCAACATATAACGCTCAAAAAACACAAGGTCATAAAAGAAAGGTAAGTTCTGCACATCACAAAAGAAATACTAAAAAAACTGAAATATACGGGGATTTTGAACACGCTTCTTATGATAGTACAGAAAGATATCCTTTAAGTGTTCAGGTATTTGCAAGTGATAAACAAAAATCAAATTTAAATCCCACACAAAAACCTGAATCTTTAATCGAGTATTTCGTAAAAACATACACCAATGAAGGAGATACTGTTTTAGATCCGTGTAGAGGTTCAAATACCGCAGGCGTAGTTTGTGATAGATTAAATAGAAACTATATTGGAATAGAAAAAGATTTAGAACAATTTGAAAAAGGATTAGAACGACGTAAAAACGCATTAATATGAAATCAAAAGAATCGCCACTCAAACGAATTAATAGAGTAATTGCCGGTATTTATAAAATAACAAGTCCAGATGGTAAAATATACATAGGACAAAGCATAAATTTAAAAAGAAGAATGCGAAGCTATTTTATTAAAAGCAATGCTATGAATCATAGAAGACTAAAAGAATCATTCATTAAGTTTAGTAAAGAGAATCATTTTTTTGAAATTGTTTTAGAATGTCAAGAACATGAGTTAAATGAAAAAGAAAGATATTATCAAGATTATTATGATTGTATTGGATTAAATGGGCTTAATTGTGTTTTAACAAAGACTGAATCAAAGAAGCAAGTTTTTAGTGATTGTACATTAAAAATAATGTCTGATTCAAGAATGGGAGATAAAAACCCAATGTTTGGAAAAACAGGAAATAAAAATCCATTTTTCGGTAAAAAACACACAGAAGAAACAAAGAAACTAATAAGACAAAAATCTTCAGGAGAAAAACATTGTTTTTACGGTAAAAAAAGACCGGAACACAGTATAAAAATGTCAGGATCAAATCACGTAAATTTTGGCAAGAAATGTCAAAGAACTTCTGACATGAATAAATTAAGAGTTGGGTTAAAAAATCCTTGTTTAAAAGTTATTTTAGATTTAAATACCGGAGTATATTATTACGGAGCAAATGATTATTGCGGTGTTCATGGATTAAAAAAGGAAACATTTAGATATAAAATAAGAACCAACAAAATTAAAAACTTATTTATATCATGAAACATCCAGAATTTATTTTACAAAAAGCCGTATGTAGGTTTTTAAATAAAAATTATCCTGAAGTATTATTTGTTAGCGATACCATAGGAAATATAAAACTAACACAATTTCAGGCTTCACGGAATAAAGAAATACAAGATGAAGATTTTAAATGTCCAGACTTGTTAATCTTAGAGCCAAACAAATTTTATAAAGGTTTGTTTATAGAATTAAAAATTAAAACACCGTTTAAGAAAAATGGAGAATTATTAAAAAACGATCATTTAGAAGCTCAGCAAAAATCTATTAACAAATTAATTTCAAAAGGTTATTGCGCTTTCTTTAAATGGGAATTTGACGATATAAAAGAATTGATTAGATGGTATATGAGTCAACGTTAACCCCTACCCAAAAATTGAGCCTTATTTGAAAACTAAAACGAACGAATGAAATGACAAGAGAGCAAATGATAAAAACGAATTGGAAACCGTATATGAAATTAGAATTCAAAACTTCAAGCATGGAAAATCCAATTATATGCATTTTGTTAGCTATAAACTTTGAAAGCGAAATATTAACAATGCTTCCAGTCGATACAGAAACATACGAACCTGACGAAGTATTTATGCCAATTCAATATATTTCATTACCAAGACCAATACCAAGATTATTGAAAACTAAAAATAAATAGAGAAATTATGAGTACTAAAAACTACTGTTGCAAAACTTTAAAAGATAATGCAACTAAATTTAGATGGATGGTCTTAGAAACAGAAGAAAGAAATGTCTTTTTAATGCCACACATTGAAGAAAACAAAATCAGGGTTAATTATTGTCCTTACTGTGGCGAACATATTAGAGATATAAAAATTAAAGAGTCTGATTTTTAACCAACCTTATTTTAAATAACATTTAAAAAATAGATTATGAAGGAATGCAATGTAACACGGGTTATAGGATATCCAATATGCGAAAATGGAATGTGGGGCATAAAAGTAGAATATAATTGCGAAGGTAAAATTGATGAAGTCAATATATTTTTAGATTCTAAAGCAGAAGTATTAAGAATTAAAGCAGGATATAAATTTGAAAGATACTAACCATGACTAAAGTAAAAACAACAATTAAAGCGTCGGAGATATGAAAGAGCAATATAAGTTATTAAGCAACTATAAAAAAGCAAATATGATTTTCAAAAATAATTTTTCATTTATACCGGCACGTGAATTATGTGTTGTTTATTTAAAATCTTTACGTTCAAATAATAGAAAAGTTATAGATCATTTTGAAAGTTTTGGCGAAGATGTAAACTCTATGATATTTAAAAAAATGGATTTTGATCAAGAATTAATATATTCTATAGAAAAAGAAAATGATGGGCAATACAGCATGAAATTAAAATGAAAGAACAATTACGCTACTGGCGCGACCTCACACCCGAAACAAAAAAACAAATCATGCAATCCAAGTCGATAACTGCGATTACTTTCGAGCAAATAAAAACGGTTTACGCAGAAAAGAGGAAATAAAATGTTAAATATATGTTAAAGCTATAAATAGTAATACAATATATAAATAAACGTTGTATATTTGTCTCAGCAATAAAGCGAAATACTAAAACTAAACGTCATGTCAAAATACTCTAAAACTCCAAAATTAACACAAGCTGAAAAATTAGCATTCTATAAAGAAAACGGATATTTTTTTGGAACTACTCCTAAGGCTACTTTAAAAGTTGAATATGCAAATATGAATGCTTTTAATGAAGTTGCAAAAGTTGAAGAAAATACAATCACAATGGTAGAAGCTCAAGATGTAATGGAAGCTTCAAGAAAAAGACAAATGAATAACTTAAAATAATTAATTATGAAAAATTTCACAGTAGTATCAGAAGGAACAGTTAAAACAAATGTTCAATCGTGCTCAAAAGAAGATTCGAAACAACAAGTAATGAAAATGCTTAATCTTCATTGGTCACAAATACTTTGGATAGAATAATGGCACAACAATTAAAACCTAACCGCTCCGACAACAGGGGCGGTTCAAAACCAAAGACCAGCACCAAGAAAATGTTTTCTTTCCGTGTAGAAATTGACCAACATTCATTACTTAAAGAAATAGCAATATATCTAAATAAGTTAAAATAATGTTAATTTTATAAAATGTAATACAATATATCAAAAACATTCGTATCTTTACATCATAATAATAAACCATAAAAAATATATTAATTATGAAAGACACAGATCAATTAATCCTTGAAGCGCTTGCCGGAGGATTGGAGCAAAAAGAAATCCATTTGCACTTTAAAAAAATGGGGATTACACCAAACAGTGTAAGCTTAATTGAAAAGCGAATCAAAGCAATGAAAGAAGAATACCGAGCAAATACACTCTTTCAACTTGCTTTAATCGTAAAAAGAAAAGGATTGATTTAATAAAAAGACCTAAGCACGTCATTAAACTGCTTTTTAATACAATTACGTGATTAAAACACGAAAACCAACGACAAGTATATAAAAAATAAAATAGTACCTTAAATAGGTTAAAAACAAACTGAAATTATATTATTATGAAAAAAGCAATTGCAATGCGTTGTAGTAATAAACAATACAACGATATCAAAAGTAAATTAAAAAATTTTAGAGTTACGGATTGTGATTTTAATTTTAAGAGATATCCTTATCTTACGAATAATTACGGTAATCCTAATTCAAAAGATTTAGGCACGCATAGTGCGGATATGATTCGTAGAGGGACAGAAATCCACGAAACATGGAACGAAAAAATATTCCTTGAAGCGTGTGGTATTGAAGTTGAGGAAATTTTTGTGATTACAAAGACTAAATTACGTGAATACTCTGAAGAAAGACAACATTGTTTGACTACTCAACATGTGCTTCGTGATATTTTCCCCTTCGCATTCTTTGAAGAAAAAAAGGAGTTGGTTGTTGAAGCTGGGAGGTGGTATAAGAAATTATGGAAAGATGGGGATATTGATATTTTTTATGCTCACGAAGTAAATAACGGAAAAGTTAACGTGGGCAAAGTAGACGGTAAAAATATGTACTTTATGGAAATTGACGGAAGGATTGATGAAATAAGTGGTATGTATTTTATGTCAATTAAAAAAGTAGACTAACCATGGTAGAGCCACCCGAAACAACATTTGTAAAGAAAACTGAAACTTGGTTTACTTTGATTGAGATACATACTATTGTCAAGAATCGTAAATATGCAGCTAAATTTAAAACTACTGAAAAGTTTACAATTGAGTGTGAAATAACAGGTAATACAGTACAGGAATGCATCGATAAAACTGCTAAATTACTAGACTTCGAAATAACCGAAAAACATTATATTATTAAATAATTTATAAAAAACATATCAGAGGATACTTAATATGGCTTTTAAAAAGCAGAGCACTCCCGATCATGCGAAAATTGACGTTAAGTGATAACATGAGTCAGATCTGTTTTTGAATAAAATAATTAACAACTAAATACAGCAAACATTATGAAAACTAAATTAAACATTACAGTAGAAGGTGCTAAGAAATTAAACAACGCTTTTAAAGAGGCAAATTCAACTTTTATGACATTATCAAAAGCCTTAAATGAAATAGATAGAAGATCAATATTTGAAAAAGCAATAGATTGGGTATCTGATAAATTATTCGGCAACAAATCATGTATGCCTAACGAGTTAAGATCGTTTTAACCATGAACGATAAATTCTCAGAATGCCAAACGCCTTTTAATAAGTGTTGGTGTGAAGCGGTGCCAAGCAGAATGAATAATCCGCATTGTAAGGATGCTGTAACTAGCGTATCAATTCAAAGTGATGTGCTGACTATAATTTTGGTAGCCGGAATATTAGTGTACATGTGGCATATTTTTAAACAATCAAACAAAATATAATTATGGAATTTAAAAACGAAAAATGGGAATTTGTAGATCATAGTTGGAGCGATACTTCAATTAAAAACCAAGACGGTAAAACTATTTGTACGCTATCAATCGATGATGAAGATCCTACAGAAGAAAATCAAGTTTCTGAGATTTTTAATTTAATCGCATGTGCTCCTGAACTTTTAAACGAGTTACAAAACATTATAAAAGAGTACGACTTAGATATTGTTCAGGGAATTGACGCAAGAAAAATACGTGAATTAATCAAAAAAGCAACAACAATTTAACCAAGTAAATTATTAGGGATGGAAGATAAAGATATTATTATTGAATTCTTAGAAAAATCAGGATTTAAAGAAAACGGAAGAAATGCATATTTAAACGAAAAGATAGGGACTATTTTTATTCGTCAATGGAATATTCAAGTTGTATTTTTTCAAATATTTGAGTTAGGAGAAAAACATCATGCTAAAAAAGTTCGTGATGTTTTAATGCTAAAAGATGCAGTTGAAACTTACATATTCAATCCGCAAGTTTAAGTAACAAACCTAAATACGAATTACAAATAAAGTAGATTATGACTAAAGAAGAAGTGCAAAAATTAAATCACGGACTTTATAAAATCAAATGGAAGAAAAAACATGGCGGTGGTAGATCATTGGCTTCTGTTGGAAGTTGTCCAGACGGAAACAGATGGGTAGCTGCTTGCAATTGGGTAAGTGGCAGTACAAACGAAATTCAAGTGTGGAATCAAATAAAATCAGTAAAGGTTATTAAAATATAACACCCAAAACACGTTTAGTTACGTGTTTTTTGCTTTTTATGTTGAAAATGTTTAATTTTGGGTAAAATAAAATAACATGGGAGCACCGTTAGGAAATCAAAACGCAGTAGGAAATAACGGAGGTTGTCCGCCTTATTACGATGCGAATAACCCAGAAGATATTGAAAAAGTTACCTCACTTTGTTTAGAATATTTTGATTACATACAAGGCGAATACAAAGAAGATGAACATGAAACAGAGCCGGATGTATTCGTTGTGAAAAAAGAATGGATTCGAGCACCTGAACCTCCAACTGTAACAGGATTAACATTGTATCTTGGTTTTGATTGCAAACAAACGCTTTATAACTACGCTAAAAAAGTAGAGTTTTTAGACCCGATAAAAAGAGCATTGACCAAGATTGAGCAGTATCACGAAATAGCGACCTCAATGGGCGATAAATGCACAGGTAACATATTCATTCTTAAGAACTTCGGTTGGAAAGATACTACTTCAATGGAGCATTCAGGCGAAATAAAAGGAAGCGGAGAGCCAACAAAAATAATGTTCGTCGATTCAGATCACGATGATTAAATTCAGTAAAAAATACAAACCTCTTTTTCAATTATTACAAGGCGAACATTCAGAGGTAGATACAGTTATTATGACAGGAGGTAGGGGATCTGCTAAATCTTTCGTAGTAGCTGTTTTTTCGTTAACAGCATTGGCACACCATTTATGGGATGTTCTTTATACCAGGTTTACAAACGTATCTATTGTAGATTCGATTAAGCCGGAAGTAGAGGCAAAGATTGAGGTTTTAGGATTAGAAAATTATTTAAACTCAACTACTTCACACATTGAAAAGGTTGAATCAGACAAGAATAAGGTTCCGAATAGAATTGCTTTTAAAGGAATTAAAACAGGCAGTAAACAGCAAACAGCTAATTTAAAGTCATTGTTCGGTTTTAATTGTTTTGTGGTTGACGAGGCAGAAGAGCTTCCAGATCACGAAACTTATGAAAAAGTATTTCTATCGATTAGATCCCAAACAAAAAGAAACCTCACAATTTTAATATTAAATCCCTCGTCTGTTCATCATTGGATTTACAGACATTTTTTTGAAGCACGAAACGTTGACGGAGGCAGCAACCTAATACACCGAAACGTGATGTATATCCATACATCTTACTTAGATGTGCCTAAAGAGTATTTGGCACCAAACATCATTGAATACTACAGAAATCTAAAGATAGACGATCCTAAGAAATACGAACAGGTTGTAATGGGAGGATGGACAGAAGCTGTAGAGGGCAGGATATTTAATGACTGGAAAAGAATACCGTATTCAGAATTTATAAAACTAAAACTAAAATCATTTTACGCTTTAGATTGGGGTAAAAATCACAAATTTGGTATTGTTGAATTAAAATATGATCCTTACACAAATACCCTTTATTGCCATGAGTTGAATTATTTTTCAGAGAACGAACTTCTTGCGCAAATGACCAGCGAAGAAATCGAATCAATGAATAATAGTTTTGTTTATAACGGGTATAAAGAAAAAGTATTTGGAGGCATTATAGCCCACACTGTAAATCGTTTAGGGATTCCTAAAGATGCATATTTGGTTTGTGATTCAGCTGTGCCTGATAACATAGAGAGATTACGTGCTTACGGCTGGGAATACGCTTACGGAATCGACAAGCCAAAAGGCTCAGTAATGGCAGGAATAACGTTGCTGCATTCCACAAATGTAGCTTATACTGAAGAATCAAAAGGAATTGATTTAGAGTTTAAAAACTATTCTTATGCAATGGACAGGCTTGGAGTTGTAGACGATGAAGTAATAAAAGCTTATGATGATTTAATAGACCCAATACGATACGGAAGAAGACACGCAAAAAATCATTTGTAAATTATTGAAAAACTTTTTCTATATTTGTTGCAATATAAACAAAATTTAATGGGATTCTTTTTTAATATCGGTTTTGGAGGCAATCAACGAGAGCCATTAAATATTGAAACAGATGTGGCTGGAAACATCTTTTATACGATGTTCAGCTCTAGCACAGCATTAGGCAAAGTTATACCTGACGCTGATAAATTAAGAATCGTTTTAAATAATCCCGCATTACTAAAAGTAATTGCTTTAGATTGTGACATATTTTCGTTAGGTAAGATTAATCAGTATCAAGACGAAAAATTAAAGCAGGTAGATTTTCTTTATTCAGAATCTAAAAAACCGAACCTGCTTCAAAGCTGGACACAGTTCGATTGGGATTATAAGTTTTGGTTAGACATATTCGGAACTGCATACCTTTATAATCCAAATAATTCAAAAGTTCTTACAGATAACAGTAATATTCAATGGCTTAACCCTTGCAATTTTGATTGGGATTCTAGTTTAATTCAGAAGCTACAAGCGTTAATTTTATCAAAACAAACATATAACGACATATTCAAAAGCTCAGTTAGATACAGGTTTGATAATGGCGATGTTAAATGGATCAAGCTAAACGAAATAACGCCTTTTTACGATCTCACTAATGCGGGTAGCAATAATCCTATGAAAGGCTACAGCAGAGTAGACGCTTTGTATAAGGTTATTAAAAACAGTGAACTTGCATTAGACGGCAAAGGGATAAACTTGGAGTTTGCCCAAAAATTCATGGTTGCCGGCAAAGCAGATCCTGATAATGTAGCACAATTGCCGATGTCTGAGGGCGAAAAGCTAGACATTGAAACAAAGGTAAGATCGCATAAAAATATTCACGCTGTAAAGTCGATGATCGATATTAAGCGCTTTGTCGAGGATATTGGGAAATTAAAACTTGACGAAAGTTTCTATAATGATTACTTCATGTTCGGGACAATGTATAACATCCCACGTGATATTTTAGAGGCGAATTTAAGGGGATCAACTTACGAGAACCAAGAAAAATCAATGGCTCGTTTAATAGAGTATTGCGAGGCTCCTAAAGGGCAGATGTTGACAGATTGGTTTGAAAATCAATATGGATATCAAGACATAAGAATGAGCTGGTCGCATTTGATGTTTAATCAAGTTTTTGAAAAAGAAAGAGCCGAACAAGTAGGTTTAAAATTAGATAATATTATTAAAGCAAAAGACTCTGGACTAATTACAGACGCAGAGGCAAAAAAACTGAGTAACAATTTATTAAATTAATGAATTATGAGTACTAAGCTGAATAATAAAGAAATCCAAGATAGATTGAAAAAAGAAGCTGAAGAAAAGTTAGCTACAAAGACCAAGCAAATACAGGATCAAAAAGATATTAAAAAATGATAAAATCAATTTATTTTCCAGATAAGACTTACGCAACAAAAGAGGATTTATTTAAAGACCTTAGAGAAAATGCGGAGGAAATTATTGCTTTTAAAAAAGCTAAAATACAAAAATCTTGTGATAAAGGGGTTTCTGTTACTTGTAAATCTTTAGATTTATTAAAGTTTACAGATCAATTAAAAGGAATAAAGATTGATGATAATTTTTATTATATCGCTGTTAACACGACTAGAATATTAGACTCTCATGACGATTTACATATTGATGGGCTTTGGAATAAATCAATAAAAGACCAGCAGTATAAAAACTATTTAGTCGCTGATCATGATTTAGAAATAGGTAAAGTAATTGTTAAGAAAGAATATGTAGAAATGTTTGTCGCTAAAATACCTTTCAGTTTATTAGGTAAAGACTATGAAGGAGATACTCAGGCCTTAATCTATAAAGTACCAAAAGACAAGGTAATATATCAGCCGGCAAAAGATTGGCTAGAAAGCGGTGACAGCATCGAGGCAAGCGTAAGAATGCAATATGTTTCAATTCTTTTCGCGTTAGACAGTAATGATCCCGCAGATGCCGCAGCAAAAGCAAATTATGATGCATACATTGATACGATCGCCAATAAAGATGATTTCGAATACATATCATACTTTTTTCCGATAAAAGAAGCAAAAAACGTAAGAGAATCAAGCTTAGTAGTGTGTGGTAGTAATCCCGTTACGGGAAGAATAACGAATAACAAACAAGCCGAGAAATCACTTGATGATAATAATGAGCCGTCAAAAGACACTCAAACGAGTAAAAGAAGAAGAAATTAATTAAACACAAACAATTATGTTTATTAAAAAAACACAGGAAGAAATTGACAAAATGACGCCAGCAGAAGCTGATGCATATTTTGCTCAAAAGGAAATTGCTGAAAAAGCTGAGGTTCAAAAAGGGCTTGATGATTTAGCGGCTAAACTAAAAGAAGAATTTAAGGGTGATTTGGATAAAGCTAACAAGTCTATTGCAGACATGCAAGAACTTATTAATCAGCTAAAAGAAACTGCTGATGGAAAAGAAGCTATTCAAAAAGGCACTTTTATCACTTTTGTAGAGAAAAATATTGAGGAGTACACTAAAAACCCAGAAAACAAACAGTACGGATCAAGCACGGTAATTAAAGTTGCTGCACTTATGACCACTGCAAATGTTACACCAAATGTTGCTGGTGGGTTCTCCCCATTATTTGGAAATTATATTGACACAGAGATTGGACATGTTCCAAAACCTGAGAATATTATCTTACCTTTGGTTACTGTAAAAACACAGCCGGGAACAGAAAGTATTTGGACCTCTGACCGTATTAATGAAGACGGAGACGCGGCATTTATCGCAGAGGGGGCTTTAAAACCATTGGCTGACGCTGATTGGACAAGCACTAAGCATGACATTAAAGAGGTTGCAGTTAGATGGAAATTCACAAAACGCCTAATGATGCATGCTCCTGCTATTGTTCAAGATTTTCAAGAGCACGCGAGAGAGCTTGTAGATCAAAAAATTGACGATCAATTATTAGATGGTGACGGATTGACAAACAATCTTTCAGGATTAGAAACAGAAGCTTCTGCTTTTATTGTTCCTGCTGGATTGGCTGGATATTATGTTGCGCCTAACATCTACGACGTTATTATGGCGATGGCAACACGTATCAGATTAAGCAACTTTAAAGGTCAGATTACAGCTATTTTAAATACAGTTTGGATGGCTAAAATGGCAGGAATTAAAGATGCTGAAGAAAGATATATCATTGCTCCTTTCGTTTCGGCTGACGGAACCAAAGTAGGTCAAGTAAATGTAAAATTCTCTAATAAAATCGGGGATGATGCAATTTTAATTGGTGATCTAAAAAAATTCAATGTTGTTTTCGCTGAAAATATAATGTATGACGAGGGTTATGAAAACGATGATTTTTCTAAAAACTTAGTTTCTCGTAAGCTTGAGGCTTTTTTAGGCACATACATTAAAGAGTCTGATGCTGGAGCAATTTTGTTCGGGGATATTTCTGATATTCAAGATGATTTAGTAGTAGTAACACCTTAATATAATCAAAATGGGAAAGAAAGAAGAAAACGCGGAGGCTTTGCAGTCATTAGCTGGAGAACAAAATACTGATGGAGTAAGTTTTAACGCAAAAGAAATGATAACTAAAAATGCAGAAGCAAAAACAGTTATTCGTTACGCGGACAGAGTTACAATAAAGCTTTTGAAAAATACAAAGTATCAAAAAGCGGGTAAAGTATATGCTCCTCATAAAGTTAAAGCTATTGCATTAGTAGAGCAGGGAATTGCAGAGTACGTAAAATAATCTAAAAACATTGTAATGTACATAATAAACGACACATATTTTCAAACTCCTAAGCGAGTAATTCCAAATGTAGACGAAGCAGATAGTAAATCATTTGCCGAACTAGAAAGGATAATTGACGAAAAGTGTCGTTTATTATTGTTTGATTTCTTGACAATTGATGAGGTTACAGATTTAGACTCGTATTTGGTTAACGGGATGTTTCCAGAAGATACGACGGGAATACCTCAAAAATGGATTGATTTGGTTAACGGAAAAGAATACACTGTTAATGATATTAAGTTCAAATGGAAAGGTTTAATCTATTCTCTAGGAACTTATAAAGGCTCTCTGTTGGCTGATTACGTTTACTCTTTTTGGATAGAGTCACAAGCAAGTTATATGACCGGAGTAGGAGACGCTAAAGCCAACCCAAAAGGAGCTAATAATGTGAATCCAACACAAAGATATGTAACCACTTGGAATGATTTTGTTTTAGCGTATCACGGTTACAGATGTTATGAATGGTTTGTAGATTACGATATGTGGGTGATTAATCCAGGAGGGATTTACACTAATCAAACAAACGAGGTTTCATTGGTGGGTTATTTAAACAGTCAGACCGAAGATTTTCCTTATAGACAAATTGTAAGTCATGATGTTAAAAATCAATTAGGATTATGATTATTGTAGAGGATATTTTAACGGAAATATTCAGTCAATTACCACCTTACAAGGATGGTAACGCTAAAGATTTTCCGATTCGTTTCGAGTGGGGAGATCAGCCTGATTTACTTTTGTATTTAAAAACTATTTCAGGAAATAAATATCCTTTGGTTTGGCTGGTATCTGGGGAAGAAAACACAAATAAAGCTTCTCATTCGCTTACAAGACAATGCAGATTGATTT